ATCTTTTGTATTTCTTCAAGTCTAATTTTTCTAGATTCAGTTGTTCCTTCTGGGCCGCTGGCTTTGTTCTTGTCTACATTGTCTTCATCTTCTGGTGATATTGCTGTGTCTGAACCAACTACAGCTTTTGATTTTTCTTCTTCTAAATTGTCTAACAATTTCTTGAAAAAATGCTTCCAATTAAAATCATTGATATTCAATATTCTTGTAGTCATATAATCCAAAAGATAATTTCTTGATTTATCATCAACTGAATTATCTATAAGAAATTTCTTTACACTATCAATTAAACTAACAAACTTTTCAGTATTTTGTATTGACTTAGACATTACTGATTTAAATTCCTCATCTTCTGCTGTAGAAACTATATTCATGAGAATATTTATATCACCATAATCAATTTCTTCTTTTAATGAAAGCATATGATAATAAAGCAAATCCTTATACATTTTAATGCCACCAAATTGAAGCTTTTTAACTCTTCTAGCATATTGAATGCCTTTACGAAGCAATGAATTATCTCCAATTGTGAAGTTTGAACCTCCTGTTGACAATCCGAGGAACTCCAGAGGTATCTTCAAACTTGCATAAAACTTTTCTCTAAAATGATCAACATCCACAATGCTATTAACATTTGATTCTCCCGGATGATCAAAAACTTCAATGTCTCCTTTTTCTTCAACTGGCAACATTAAATTTTCACCAAAACTTATCTGCCCATTTGCTTCTTTAAGCAAATTATCATCTATTGATAATCTCCTATCAGATGAAGTTAAAAGCTCTGTATAAAATTCAATCATTTCTTTTGCTGATTTTGGTGTCATGCCTGGAGTTTTGACTTTGAATATCCTTAAAGACGCAGATCTATTTAATCGTGTAAGTATCATGTTATCTTCGAGCAATCTCAATTGTCTCCATACACGCCTTGAATTTTCAAATAATGAACTTCCATATTTAAATGAATTTTGAAGAACTCTTTGCTTAGCCGTATTCATATTTGAAAATCTATGAACTGATAAATCATAATAATTTCCTATTACTGAAACATCATTCATAATATTTATTCTACCATATATTACTTCAAATGGCTCAAGCAATGCTTCTGTATATCTGTCTATGTAATTGACAAGCATTCCATTAATTTCTACTGGTATATATCTAAACATATTATCTTCACGTTCTATATTTATAATACCACCTGAGCAATCTTCATTCTTAAAATAAACTCTTATTACACAATTTCCATACATACCAAGTCTTGTTAAATCTTCCCAAGACTTTTCATCAATATTCAATTCTTTGAATAATTCTTCTGCAATTTCTTGTTGTTCTTTATTATCAATTGAAGTCCAAACTCTTTTTTGAGTGACTGGAGAATATGTAAGAGCATCATCTACAAACATTTCTAATGCATTATATACAATCGGATCTTTATACATAAGATTGAAGTCATCTACTTTTTCAAGTATTGAATCATTTATTGAAAGAAATCTATTATAATAACCTGTGAAGTTATTAGACATTGTGAGAGTTGGAAGATCTTTCCTTAATTTTTGATAGTCTACTCTATTTTGTTTAAAAAATTGTTCTGATTTGGCTCTAAAATATTCACGAATTCCCATAATGTGTCCTTTAATTTAATAAATATAAAAAAACCTCCTACTGTTAGCAGGAGGTTTTATGAAATTAAATGTAAAATATTATCTAGTTGTAACAATAACTGATTTATCATCAATTATAGCAACTGAAAACTTTTCTTTTGTGTTTGCATCTTTTATGTTCTCTAAATAGGTTACTTTGAACCCTTTAGTGTTTATTGCTTCTTCAAAAACTTTGTTATCTACAATTGCTATGTCTGATAAGTCACATCCAATTTTATCTTCTTTCATAAATTTCTGAACACTTAATTTTAATTGTTCTGTTACCAATTCTGATTCAATACTATCTCCAAGTGCTGGATAACCATAACCTGAAAGATAATTTATTTTATTTTTCTTTCTCCAATCTCTCAACTCTGCTGTTGATCTATTGTCTTCTTTTCTGTATTTGCCTTGTGATTTTCTTTGTTCTGTAAAAACTTTAGATTTTCTAAGTAATGTTACTGCTGAATCTTCTTTGTTATAAACCAATGTAAAATCACCTTTCTTTATAATCTTATCTTCTTTCTTTAATCCTAAATCTTTGTTTATATCTGTTATAAAATAATGTTTCTGATTTTTTTCTTCTTTGTATTTCTTAACAATATATTTTATAACTTCTTCAACTCTAACTTTATTTATAGCATCAATTATCTCATCATTCTGTTCATAATTTTCACCAGCATAAATTACTTCGTCACCGTCTGGTTCAATATGATTTATATCTGTATTAACTATCGGTTCCATAAATACTTTTTTCTCTGGATTAACTATGTCTCTAGAATAATTAACTATATCATCTTCCCCGATTGCCATTGGTTCTTGTATTCCCATATCATCAGGAGTAAATGCATTTATACTTGCTGGCGTTGTCGATGCTCCAACTGCTGCTGGCGCATCTTCTTCTACTTCTGGTTGAATTTCATTCATTTCATCATCACCTAAATCACCATCGGCATCTTCAAATTCTGTTACTATGTCTTTTCCAGTTTCATACTGTTTAACATATTCATCTTCAAATCCTTGCAAATCTTGTTCTTCTGTATCAAGTATTCTATCTGGTATAATCTTATTGTTATCAACTATTTCAATATCTTCTTTTTTCAAGTTTTTCATTTCAACTTTTGTTGCATTCATTTCTTTATTTTTTTCTGCATCTGCAATATCTTTTTCCATTTTTCCAGATTTATCTGTCATGCGATTTAAGAACTTTAATTCATCAGCGTCTGGATTGTCTAATCCTTCTTCTTTAACTAATTTTTTTGCTTCAATTTTTACTGTTGCTACTGCATCGCCTTTAACTGCTGCTGCTGTTTTTGCTGTCATTTTTCCTGATTTGTCTGTCATACTTTTCAAAATCTGTAATTCATCGGCATCTGGTTTGTCAAGTTCTTCTTCTTTTATTGCTTTTAAAATCCTATTTTCTCTTTTGAATGATTCTTTCTTTTCATTCAATTTTGTTTTATCATCATTTAATTTATCTAACTGTTCTTTCAATTTTCCTTTTGCTTCTGCATCTTCTTCTTTTCCTATTTTATCTTCCATTTCTTTTATTTTAGCATCAAGAACATCTGATTTGTCTTGTTTTTCCTGTTTTTTATCATCTTCTGATTTATCTTCTTTTATTTTCTTTCCTTCTTTTTTAGCTTTTTCAATTTCTTCTTTATCTTTTTCGTCTTCTTTTTCTTGATCTTTCTTTTCTTTATCTGATAAATCGTCTTTGTCTTCTTTTTTCATTTTCTTTGATTCTTTTTCTGCTTTTTCAGCATCTTTCTTTTCTTGCTCATTACCTTCTTTATCTTTTTCTTTTGAATCTTTTGTCATATCAGCATTTGCGTCTTCAGTAACTTCTTGTATTTCTTGAAATACTTCAGTGCATTGAACTAAATTATTTGTTATATAAATCATAATATCATCAACATTACTTGTTAATATTTTCTTTATTTCCTGTTCTACTTCTACTATTTCTCTTGTTGCATCTTTTAAACAATAAGTATAAGTAACTCCATTCAAATCTAAAGTAACTGTCTTTGCTTCTACATTAATTCCTTTAAATATTACTATGATATTAGCTTCCTGAACTACTGCAGTTTCTACTTCAACTTTAGAATTCTCTAAAATCTTTGCTAAATCATCTCTAACTGCTGTAACAAAATCTAAAATATTATCTGTAAACAATTCTTTTATTTTTGATACTGCACTAGCTTTTGAAGAAATAACATTGGTTTGAACAAACTTCTCATCTTCCGGAGAATAAACATAATCAAACATTAAATAATCTACTTTGTCTTGTGAATATGCTTTAAATGAAATTAAAAACTTATCCTTATTTATGCAAAGGTCTGAATACTCATCATTAACTTCTGATTTCAATATTTCTCTATTAAACTCATCTGTTAAATAATCTAAGAAATTGTCAATCATTTCTTTCTTATATCTTAATTCTAAACTAACTTCTGATTTTGTATAAACATTTAAGAATCTTAAATAAAGATATACTAAATCTGAAATGAATCTATTGAATTTATCAACAAAATCAATAAAATTACTAATGCTTAATTCAATTCCATTATAGGAATTTATCAATGATATTATTTCTGAAGAAGCAAATATTGCATTTTCAGATGTTGATGCTGTAATTGTTAATGTTTCACCATTAATTACAACTTTGACCATAATATCACAATCTGCTTCTGTAATATCATTCTTAACTAGTTTGATATCTGTTTGGAAATTTCCATCATCTACTTCTGAAAAAGTAAACTTAATTAAATTGTCTTTATTAAGTTTTTCTTGAATTTCAGGTTTAAGAAGATTAAAATTCTTGCTCACTGAAGAATCAACTGTTGCAAGTATCGTGTTTTCATGTTTTTTAAAAAGAGATCCCAAGGTAGTAAGACCAATAAAATCCTCTTTTACATATTTCATGTTCTCTCTATTTTTTTTAGATTTCCTGAATATTGATTCTGCTATGTTCTCTCTAATTAAATGTTCTGCCATTTTTTTCTCCTTTGTGTATCTTTAATAACTTATATAAATATAAAATTAACTATTTTAATCTGATTATTTCATTTTTATCAATAATCTTATCATTTCTTCTATCTCCTATCTTAGGCATTCTATCTCCAGGCTTATAAAGTTTTGACTTTAATAACTTTTCCTCATTCTTCATTACACTATCTGAAGTATCTTTATTCATTTCAGCTTTTGCTTCTTTGAATATCTGTAGCATTGACATTTGTTGTTCTACAGTATTCCCAACCATTTCGGTCATAAATATCATCCAAACTACACCACAAACAGCATCGCATACATCCTTGCCATATCCGCCTTCTTTTGGCAATTTATTCTTTTTATCTGGATGATCAACTTTTCTTTTTCCAAAATCATGAATAAGATTCAACAACTCAAATTCAAATCTTTCATATTGATATAACTGAACTTCATTCATTATTATTTTATTCTTTAAAAACTTATATTGCTCATCTGTTCTATCAACTGAAAGCAAAAAACTATCTATTCTTTTTTTTGTAAAATACTGAATAAAGAATTCGGATTGGTATTGATCAAATGAAAACTTTTTAAACTTAAAATTCCTTTCATTCTTTAGATACATTATAAAATCAAGTATCTTAACAAAATCTATTTTTTCTGGATAATTTGGAGGATGACATACCACTTCCATGTCTAATACAGCTTTACCATGTGTTCCATGACCAATAGCTATTCCAACACTATCAGCATTCTTTGATAAGTCTATTCTTCCATAATAATTTACACCATCTTGTCCTCTAACACCATAATTTGGAATTATGTTTTGTCTTTTCTTATTCTCTATTTCTAAATCTGTATCACCTTTTATAAAATTATCTATTAACTCATTATTAGTTATTCCTGTAGATACTTCAAATTCTAATCTTGTAAATGGATGTTTCAAATTGTTCTTATAACAATCATTGAGCTTTGTTATCTCAGTAAAAAATTTAGCTTCATTCTGAATGGCAATACCATCTACTTCTTTTAATGATCCATACACGTCAAGCATATAAGTTTGATAAAAGTTAATAGGAGGATGAACAAACAATGTATCTTTGAATTCTCCTGGAACTTTCACATCTTTATAATCCTGAAAATCCATATAGTCTTCTGTATTTTCAACTCTCAAATATTCCAGTAATGCTCTATACCTGGTTTTGCTGTCTCTATTTATTACAAATGGCTCTGAATTTTTGTCACCTTTATACACATAAAATCTATCTTGTGAATAATCATGTGGTTGTAATTCATATTTTTTAACTAACTTTATCAATGCAAACTCATTGTCTTTATTATTCTTCATTTCCTGTTCTGTAAATGAGGTTTCTGTATCAGCAGATGAACAAATTATGCTTGCGCCGTATTCTTTTCCTTCATGAATAAACCTAGATTTTCTTCTATTTGTAGCTTCTCGATATACATCTATAGCTTTTTGAAGTTTTCCTATATCACCGCCACCTCTCACAAAATTGGCTTCATCAAATATCATGCCATATAATGCTGAACCTTGAAAATGAGTTATTTCTGATCCTGTTAATATAACCAGCATTTCTGTATTCAAAAATTCAATTCTACTATTCTTTCTTGTATTTCTTGGAAGATATGTCTTAAAATATGGAGATGAATCTAAAATATACCTCATAAACCCATATCCATTTCTTTCTGCCAAATCAATTGTAGGGCAAAGATATACAAACGACAATACTGTAGATCTAGCAAGACCAAATAACAATTGAGGAACGTCCCAACAACTCAAAGAATATAATAAATACATAAATATCAAAGCCGCCGCATACGTTTTTCCCGAGCCTAATGATCCACCAAATATGGCTATTATTTTATTATATCCTCTTACTGGTGTAAAAAAATCCTCAAACACATCTTTCCAATATTGCCAAATATCATAAGTGGTCGGGCCTAAAAAATAATCTGAATTTATCCAATCTTTAGGAGAAACTATTTCTCTAATTTGATGTAATTCACCATACTTTTCATCAAGTATTTGTTTTTCTAAATTTTGAAGTTCTTCAATAGGATTAAGCATCAAACTTCCTTTTTGTTATTTCTATAATATGCTTAATGATTTCTGACTTCTCATCTGGGGTAAATGTAAGAAAATGCTTTACTAATATAGCAGTTTGATTATCTAAATTATCTTTTGCTAATCTCAAACCAAAATTTTCTATTCTCTTTAATATGTCCTCAGAAAGTTTCATAATGAGAGCTTTATCTGAATCTTGATAATTTATAAATTTCTTTATATCAAATAAATCTTTAGATGCTTCTTTCTGAAAATCAAGTAATAAATCATATATTTCTGAATTCTTTGTTATGTCTAATGGTAAAATTATCTGGTTTTTGTTTGTAACTTCATTCACTGAATTATCCTTTGAATTTATAATACTTTTGATTGACTAATTTTTGTTCTTTTTTGAGTATGTCTTGAACTGTTGGATTGACTGGATTTTCTTTTACTTCTTTGAATATTTGTAGTAAGGAAAACTTTTTCTTCTTTTTCATGAAAAAAATATAAAATATGAAAATTTGGGCACAAAAAAGCCGGTCTAAATTGACCGGCTTAAAAATTAAGAATAATTATATTATATTTTTAATTAATCTAATATTATCAGAAGGCCAATAATTAATACCAAAAATTATTTTGTTAGGAGAACCAAGACGATCAATACGCCCCATTCTTTGAATAACTCGTACAGGATTCCAGTGGATATCATAATTCACAACCATCTTCACATTTTAAATAGTATGTTTTCATTTATTCTCCTTTTAAAAGTTTTAATTTATATTGTCTAATATAATTTTTATCTGCAATAGCTTTCGCAATATGCATTGAATAATTATCAATCGGATGAAAAGTCACATTGTTATCAGATCTCCTAAATTCCACTTTGAATTTAACATTTTTCAAATTATGTTCTTCAAAAAATCTTATCAATTCTTGGTCTATAATTAATTTTAATGTATCATTCATAACAGAGTTTCTAAAATTATCTAACATATTATTAAAGTCTATTCTCAATTTATTGAAATCTATCATATAACTTCTTTATGCTTTTTTATTGACTTCTTTTTATTTTTAGGTAATAAAGGACAATATTGATAAACTTTTAACATTTAAAATTCTCCTTTAAATATTGCTATAAACATTTTAATAAATTGTATAATGAATTCTAATACGCCCATAATTAAAAAAACTAAAGAAAACAAAAAAGGAATAATAATAAATATACAACAAACTCGATTAACCCATTTATTAAATAATATTGTAAACATAAAAAAATCATAATATTCATAATAACTTTTATCATTAATATGTAAACAACTATAAACTACAAAATTAATAACA